AACATGATAAAACTTGCTGTGATAAGAGCTACGTCAGTAATGACAATAGCTATATTATTTTTAATTATAGGTTTATCACCTTTGTATGTCACCATGAGCCTTATGACAAAACAAATGCAAGAATCTAAACGTTAATTTTTTGCTTTCTTTGCATCAGAAGGTTTTAATTCTTCTTCCTGTGATTTTGTAGATAATAATTGTGCCTGTGCATCTTTTACCCCTAAAATTGCACCTTGATACCTATCTTCATTCTTACAAGCTATTTCATAGTCATTTTTAGCTTTTTGCTTAATTTTTTGAATTTCAACAAGCTGTTGCTCATATTTAGCAATTAATTGGGTTAAACAATCTTTCATATTAATCAGCAGCTTCGGCTGTGTTTCCCTCTGCTACCCACTCAAGGTACTCTTGGTAGTCAGTGTTATCTTCAACAAATGGAATGTCAAGTCTATATGAGCCACAATCTTTTGTTACAGCCCATACATCTCCTTGAAGGTTTTTAAGAAGTTTGTAAATTGGATTTGTTGGAAATGCCATGATTATAGTTCTGCTTGAAATCCTAGTCTAGTCGCTGAGTTGTTTGTTAATCCCCAATGTGAAGTTCCACTAGTTTGAGCAAGTCCACTATATAAGTTTACAGTGCCAGCTTGAGGGGATGCTGAATCTAAAAAAGCACTATTAGCTTCATCACTGCCACCATCACCATAAATTATAAAATAACCAGTTCCTTGTACTTTATAAAGAGAGGGAGATGTTCTCATATTTACAGGAAAATTAACAACACCATTCCAATTACCAGAATTATACATAGCTCCTGTGGCTATTGGTGCTCTATTATTCGCACTAGCCTCAGCCCCACTAGCATGCATATAAAAGTACCTCTGACATAAAGCAAGCTCCTCTGCGAAGCTTTTAAATTGAAAGTCGCTGGCATGATCCGAAACTTCTAATTGAACTCCTGTGATTTCAAATGTCGCATCATTTGTTGTGTACCATGTTGAAGTTTGATCTGGTGTTCTTTCACTACTTGAATAAGTTTGCCATGCGTTAGTAGTTGATCCACTACCTGTTCTATATGTACCTAAAAACTGAAATAGACGTAAATCTAATCCAACAGCATTATTATTATCAAATTGTAAATCAGCATGACCTGGAATAGTTTTTGTAACCTTTGTCCAAGTATCTGCTGTTAACGTACCAGTTTCAAAAACATAGTTTTTAGCTGTCCCATCCTTTGTTAAAATATCTCCGTAAAAATTCTGAGAAACGCTAGATTTAACCCAAAAAGATAAAGTTATAAAACTAGAAGTGTTTGTATAATCCCAACCAGAATTAGCTATATCTTGTGCTTCAAATCGGTACATTAAATGAATATAGTCATCACCTACACTTGTTTGATTTCCGTTTGTTATATGTAAAGAGTTTCTAAAACCTTTTGCATAGGGGCCAGTATCACTAGAGGTTAATGCGTGTTGTGCATGCGTAGGTGATTCATCTGTTCCAGAGAAGGTGCAATACCATCTATCAAGAAGAATGGCACTAAAGGTAGATGACGTACCACGTTGAGCCACTTGCATAGCTCCGTTAATTATTAAATTACGATTAGGTTTATTTGTAATATTGGCAGTACACGTTCCATCGTTAGCTAACGTGATCGCATCGCTTGATGCACTAATTCCCTGTAACGCTCCAACTTTTAAGGTACTCATCCTGCTACCTCCTGTGCTGTAATAGTTGATTGCCAATTAAAATATTGATTACTATTAGTCCAAGTGTATGGTCGATTAAGATAATAAGTTCTAGATGACCCTGTACTACTTGTTAGTCCAACAGAATAAGATTTTTGATTTGTATTTCCAAGTGAAGTATCTAAAAAATTTATAGGACAGGTAACAATATCCCAATCTCTTTCACTAAAACCTGCTGACATCGCAGCTAATCTATTTCCTTCAACTGTTCCGTTTGCTGCTGTATATATAGAACCATCTCTAAATAAAGCAAGAGCAAATACTTCACTTCCATCATGTTGAAAATTAACATGACCTGTAATTAATATTTTATTAGAAGCCGAAGAAGGAGTTATATCAACTTTTAAAATACTTGATAAATCCCAATATTGTCCTGCACCTAATGAAGTTTGGGAGGCTGTATCAGTTTTAGTTGCTGAAACAACTTGAATAATATTCCCTGTTTTTGGATTATTTGTAGTAAGCATTTCTCCATCAGCATTACCAGGTAAAGTGATGGTTCGATTTGCAGCAGGGTTAGAACTAGGTGCTGATATTATCACCCCATTACCACCGCTATGTACTAATTTTATCTGGCTCATAATTAGCTAGGTTC